CTTGGGCAGCGTGAACTTTTCTTTTAAGTTTGTTGTTATCTTGCAACAGTTTTTGAACTTCGTTTCGCTTCAGGACGAGTTCTTCAAGCGACCGAGAATCGCACTCCGTTGTTTTGAAGACCTGTAGACATACTACTGGACAAGGAATAACTGCCTTGCAATGCGGGGAACTCATGATGGATTTTGTTGCATCACCTACTGTTTGCATCTCAAATGCTCCAAAGAAGTTCTTTACCGGCCTTTGTGGACAGCAATTCCGGGTTTGGGATAATGCCAACTCTGGTAAGGTCTAAACGATCTGCATCCCAACAAACGCCAATAGTAGGGTTGTTTGTGATTTGCCCATCGTTGTGATGCTTACACGCTTCCATCAATACAGCAAGTTGGTCTTCAGTAATATCCAACTTTCCCTGTTTGAATAGTTCTTCGGCGTATGCTGCCGAGCGATGACCGTGTTCCGGGTCTTCATCTTCATTTTGACGTTTTGTATCATGAATCAGAGCAAATAATTGAGCCACGACCTTATCAGCGCCAGGCGTATTTTTTGCCAAGATCAATGCGTTCTTTTCGACCTTTTCCCAATGCCACGGGCCATGCACAGACAAACTTGCATTGCGTTTTCCTAGCCCTGCCATGAAGGTTGCATCAAATTCTTCTTTTGCGGCTTCGAGCCAACGTAGTCGCTTCATTGTTTTCCGAACTGTGTCGATTTTTAGATGTTTTGGCAATGCAACGATTTCAAATTCATTTCGTCCCAACAATACAGCAATAACGTGTTCTTTCTTGACAGTGGCCTTTACTACGCCTTGTCCTTTTTGTTGAAAACGATTGGCGAACCATTTAGCTCGCCAATAGCTCAAGGTCCAAGAATAACCCAGACGATTCTTGGTTTGATGCCCACGATAAATTGTGAATTCATCAGGAAGTTTTGCCAAGAGCTTCTTCTCGTGTTCATCCATCATGGATTCACGACCAGAACGATTCTTGTTGATAAGCCAGCCCAATATGCTGCCGTATTGCCAAAGGTTTTCACTATCAGACCAAATGCTACCCAGTAATTCACAATATTCTTGGTCCGATAGTTCACTCTCAATTTCAGAGAATTTTTCTAACCGATAAGGACGCTCGTGCATCCAGATATAGCTGGACCAGTTTTTCTTCTCTTCGGCTTCTGCGATGTATTTGAGTTTGGCTTGGTATTGTGAGTTGTACATGGCATTCATACCGGGATGGTAGAACAAGCCAATAATGAGTGGATGTTTAAGGCATTTACCTAATGTGCCTTCTTCAAAGATGCAAGAAGCTAGATCAGGATGTAACTCTTCTTGCCGAGTCATCATGTCTACGAATTCAGGGGGCAAAATCCCGATTTGTTGTTTTTCGTTTGACACATATCACCTTTGCCTGCAATTGAAAAAATCTCCGTGGTAGAGTATACCACGGAGATTTAGAGTTGTACAGCAAAATTAAAGATTCATGGAGCAATTTGTCAAGTATTGAGTCGGATTTAACAAATCAACAGGACAATTTTGTCCATGTTCCCATTTGTCAACGAAATTGCGAACGCCATGTTTGTATAGTTCTACATGAAGCATTGCAACTGAATGTCCTGGGATGTTTTCTTTTTTTGACTTCAAGACAGGAACGACATAACCAATTAAATCACCTTTTTTTATAATTTGATTCAATTTACAATAAGGCTCAATTTCGCCGTAGTTTACAACTCCTGTCGCACCTTCTATCATTACAGCTTTTGTGTCGTTCCACCAAGGAGTATTCGTTATTTTTCCTGTAAAGTCATCCACAAGTACGACAGTGCCATCTTCTACAGCAAATACAAGGTCTTTGTTTTTGCAATATAACTCAACACCAGTATGAATATCATGTGTTCTTATGGCACCGAACGCACCAGGATGTTTCTCAATAGGAACATCACAAAATTCTTTTAATGGCCATTTCCACATGATCGATCATCCTGATATTTTGAACTCATCTGGCGGGGTAATTAGCGAGAATTTTTGCCCATCGTCGGTCAATGCGTCAATTTGTACCATGTTCGATCCAAGATCAACTACCTTGACGATCTTGCCCTGAGTTCCAGGACCGACAGAACATTCTTCTGCCTGAATGATTTCAATTCGTTGTCCAGTCTTCAACCCAGGCTCCGGTGGAGGGAGTTGAGTTGGAGTGTTGACCATCATTTCTGGTGGCGGTGCTGGCAATGGCGCAGCCGGTCGTCCTGGATGAATTGTGTAAGTGACGCTTGCGTGCTTAATATCTCCCAGGAAGTATTTGGCTCTAACCAATAGCGGCTTACGAAAAATCATTCTTCGTTCACGACGACCAAGGCCAAAAGGTTGCATTGCAAAATGCCCACGTCTCCAGTGAGATCTAGGAGACTTGTGCAAACTTTCAATATCTACTCCCTGTGCCACTTCGATTTGTTCTTCAACTTCGTCATAGAATTCGACTTTCTGGTCGAACTGAATGAGTTGCATAGTAGCCGCCAGCTTTTGCTGCGATTCCATTGCTCTCCGAGTTGGAACGCTACCGCCTCGCTTTGCCCTTGCTTCTTGTTGCCAAATCTTGTAGTTGTTAGCATCCAAGGGTCCGGCTACTTTTACTGTGTATAGCGACATCATCATGGCGAAGTTGATGCCGAGTCGTTGTACATTCTCAGCAGCATCGAATTCACCCTCGGTGCTACCTTGAATAGCTGGATTGCCGGGCATTAAAAATTTGCCCGCCGATACTTCTTGTACGTCATCTTGACGACGATCTCGATTGCGAACGAGACTTTCTTCAATTGTTGCATATTCAGCCCGATCAGGCGTAATATGCGTAATGATATTTCCTTTGTTGTAAAAAGCACTCACAGTAATGAATCGGTTTTTGTCATCATGGTTGACAAGAACATATCGAGGCGATTCATCAATGCCATATTTTTGCTGAAGTTGCTGACGATATTCTTCCGGTATCTCCAGTGTGATGACCGGAAATGGTTGCTTGTAGTCCTTGAAGGCATATCGTGCTTCAGCGTGTTCCAATGCTTCACATTGGAGCGGCGACGGTCGAAAAATCTTTGGTCCACCAGCCAATGCTTTAGCCAAGGTGTTGTACCATAGGGTTCCCACTACGTCGAATTCAAGGACGTTCATGATCTCCCGTAATACCTTCCACATTTCTGCGGGGTAGCGGTTGAATTCTTTTTCGCCCACAGTAATAGGTGACTCAGGCCCAGGAGCGAGAAGCTGTTTGGGCTTGAGTACCAATTTGCGGGGTTTAGCGCTGATGGCTCGTTGGGCTGGAATGTCTCGATAGAGCATCCAGTCTTTACGACCCAACCATGTGAGCGCCGTCATATGCTCACGATGGTCGAATACTGTGAAGTCCATTTTGCCCTCTTATTCAAAATCACCCAGTTTATAGAAGTTACATCCCCGGTCGATGTGAGATTTAACGCCACCTTCCGTGATGAACCAATACCAGTTGTCAGGCTTTTCAGGCTTTACGTTAGTGCCGTATCCATCAGTGATGACGAATACAGCTTCCGGGTATTTGGTAATCATCGGCACTTCTTTTCCTTCAAGGGTTTTCTTTGTGCCACCACCCTTGCGGAGTTCATTCTGAATTTCAGATTCAAGAATATCGAACGTCGTGCCGCCACCCCCATATACCTTACGACTTTCGAGGGTGGTTTCTTCAACCTTGGTATCGAAGCAGAAAAGACGGACGTTGAATCGCTCTGTAGGCAGGCTTAATGCCGCTTCAAAGAAACGATCCTTCAATCCCCAACACGATCCTGACGTGTCGAGATAAAACCACACGTCGATCCTTGTTTTTTCCTTTTCGTTGTCTTCGACTTCCATGTCAGTTGGCAGGAACATATTCCTTGGCAGCATAGTCATTCGACGTTGAAGTCTGGCCCACTGCTCAACTTCTTTTTCTTTGTCGATCAGATATTTCCTACTCCACTTCTTGATGACCGTTTCCCACTTCGATTTCTTCTTTACTTTTCCGACATTGGTGAATACCCATTGACCACCCGTACCAGTTCCAGCCGGTTGGTTTTTCTCGGGCTTCGTTTCATTTTTCTGAAAGTGCTTATTGACTGTCGCCTTGAGAGATTCTTTCTCTTCCTCGGACATGCCTTCATTCAGTTGGTCGATGACCTTATCCCATTTATCAGAACCCTCTCCCATCATTTCGTGGTCATCGACAAGACCTGGACCGCCGCCTTCTCCATCGCCCATGCCGCCGTCGCCATAGACTTTCTCGAAGAGGTTGTAGTAATGCTCGTACATTTCATTGTCGGGCGGTTGCGGCTTTTTATCTTTGAATACCGTATCGACCCAACAATAGTCTTCCCAACCTTCGATGTTGGTTCGCTCAAATCCGAAGTTGTTGGCGAGCGTGTGGTTCACCACAACGTCAAGGGCTACGTTTGTGGCTCGACGATTGGAACCACAATCTCTAGTGCGGAGTCCGTGATTCAAGACAATATGCAACGCTTCGTGACAGATCACGAATAACTTGTCTTTGAATTGCATCCTCTTCCAGAAGTGAGGATTGAAATGGAACCAAATGAAGTTTCCATTTTCATCGAACTGCACAGCAGCAGTCTCGATTTCATCGTTAAAAATTGGCTTACCCATTTGCCATACTTTGTAAAATACAGCATGGTGTGGTTCGAGCGCTCGGCTGATCTCAAACCATTCCTCATTTGAGATGCGGACTTTGTATTTGTTGGATGACGCAACATCTAAGGTGCCGTCCTCGGCAACCCCAGGAACACTATCCAATTCGCCTTCGTTTGCTTCAATCATATTACATCCATCCTAAAGAAACAGAGGGCTGGTTCTGCCAGCCCTCTGATTGTACCACGTTTTATGCTGGTTGTATATCGTTTATGGAGTGTACAACCGAGAAGACAATCCGCCGACTTTAATCTTCTCCAACAAAGTCTTGAAGCGAACGCCATGCTTACTGAGAATTGTAGTCCAATCCGATCCGGTGTTCCGGTGGATTTCTGCAATGCAGTGGTTCACAATCCCCATTAGCTTTTCAAAAGGTTTGGCAGTGATACTAGAGGCAAATTGATTGCCGCTAAACACTGCATTGAGAATTTCCAATGTTGCCAATGCCTCGTCTGCCGTTTGCTTCTCCGGGATGCTGGATGCAATTTTGTCGTAATTTTGGATACGCTGTTGTGACGTATCCTGTGGAGCGGTCTTCAATTCGGTCAAGGTATCACTCCAGGACTTTGTTCCTGCCTTGACTTTGTTAAAATGCGATTCAGCCGGTGGCACTGAAGCATCTGTCTCAGATGCGAATGCTGTAGCCAAATCTTGATTCTCCGTCATCGCCCGGCGAATCTTCTTGGCGAGTCTAACATTGGTGTTGGCGTTGATAAGTTCCTTACATACATCTTTGAATACCGGCACTTTGTCGGTATTGGTAATGATGTAATTGCAAGTCTTGTCGTCATCGTTCATCAGTGCTGCCATCTTTTCTTTCGGCAGCAACGGGATGAAATATGTCGTCAAAGTTTCCGACTTCGGAATAAACTTCATTGCCGCCGTGTAGTTGTTTTCGTTGTTCAGGAAGGTTCGTGCTTCGGCCACGTCCTTCGACTTCATCAACTGTTCCAACTTCTCGGTGATCGGTCCTGTATTCAATGCCGTGGTCAGCTTGCTGACATTTACCGTCAGAGGCAACACATCCCTCATATCCCCTCGCTCACGATATACGTCGAGAGCATATTGAAGACGACGAGGGCTGATGCGGTTTTTTTCTTCTTCCGACAAGTCGTCCCACCACTGAATGGCAGCATCACCAACACGCTGACCATATTCGCCTCGGAACCAATCGGCATTTGGCCGATAAGGTACTTCAACTGCGATATGGTATCGGTCGGCCTGAGCAGGGTCGAGACGTTCAACGTCGTAGGATTCGTTTTCATCATCGTCCGGGTTGATTGCCGCCCAAACGATACGAAGGTTTGGAAACTTCATACCATTGATGGACTTGAACTGAATCAGTTCCATCACGGCGTTGCGGACTTTCTTTGGCGACCGATTATATTCGTCGAAGAATAACGCTTCGACTTCACCAGCGGCAAAAGTTTGCAGACGAACCAGATCGAGATATGTCAATCCTTGCTGGCGATTTACAGCGTGATCGACGACACGCTTGGACGCTTCGTCGCTGAGTTTCCAATTGTTCTGGACCCACTCGTAGGCAAGCGGCAAATCAATGGATGCTAGTTCCTTAATGATCTCGAATTGTTCGGGAACCTTGTTGTCGGTTTTTTCTCGTGGTACTCCAATGAAGTCAACCCACGGGTCCATCGTAGATGCAGAAAAATACCGCCAATTCAAGCCGTGCCGATCAAAGGCGTCCTTAATCATAGCAGTCTTGCCGACGCCATGTTTTCCGATGAAAAGCACATTCTTGTTGTGCTTTACCCAAAAGTCTAATTTCGCTGTTAGGACATTATTGGCACTAGCCATTTTTTTCTTCCCTTAATTCCTGGGGATATTCGAGTTCCACGGTGTTGGGAATATTCTACCACGGAAATAAGGAAGTGTAAACCCAAAACGAAGCTGGCCCGGATATTTCCGGGCCAGCCTTTATATTTTACTCTTTTGGTTGGGCTTCCCACCACGATCCTTGCGGGAGTTCCCAGCCTTCTTGCCACTGGAAAATGTCCTCGTCTCGCTCATACAGACGGGAAAGCGGCTTATTTGTCACCGTAGCCTCAACGCTTGCCAGCGTCTTTTTGTAAGCAACCAATGCGACGTTGATGCGATTGATTTTCGCCTTGGTGAGAGCCAAATACAACGCTCGTGCTGGATCACCATCTTCCGTGAATTTCACTTCCCGAAGACGTTCGGCAAACAGTTCGATTTTTTCCGGGCCATACCACAGATATGCTTTTGCAATTGCCGCTTGAACTTCGGCTCGTGCGACTGGCAAGTTGCTACTGATCCAGGCAATTAAATCCTGCCACTTGTGTGCAAATTCAGCGATTTCCGTCTCTGTGTAACGAACCTTGCTCTGAAGACCTTTCATGATAGCCTTGCAGAAGCCAGTGGTTCGATTTCCCAGCTTGGTATCGATCACGAGACGTAACTTCTCTGCTGAGTTGCGTTTCGCCCCGGAATCAACCGTGAACTTGGCCTCTTCCAAGCAATTGAAAGTGACGTAGAACGGCCATTCTTTGCCCGATTCCACGAGTGCCGTGAGTCGATGCCGTCCATTGTATACAACACCATTGAAGTCGATACCAATCGATTCGTCAGAGGGAATCCAGCGATCATTATCAATGTCTCGCTTGTAGGCATCTTTCAGCCAAACTTTCAGCTTTCGGTTGCCTTCCGTCTCGGTCCAGACGCTCTGAAGCATTGCTTTCGCCATCTCTGTTGTGAGCATGACGAATTCGGAGTATTGACTCTCTTTGCGGACGTATCGAAACCACGGCAATTTTTCGCCGTCTTCCAGTTGCTTTAAGAGGTAGTGATCCCGATTCTCGTCGGCTTCACGAAAGATCATCTCTTTGTGACGAACGCTGCTGATGATTGGATCAACTGCAACTGGAGCGGTGTCCTGAAGTGCCGGAGATGCAGCCACAGGTTTGTCGCCGGGCTTCTCCAGAGGGGCCGCAGGTTGAGGTTGTACCACCTGAATCGAAGGTTTGTCCGGGTGAAGAAATCTAGTACGGGCTAGTATCAGATCGGCTACCGAAGTGCGACCTACATTTCCGGTCAACTTGTTTTCAGCCATGTTTGACTCCTGTTCGAGTTTTTGACGGACGATACGCTCGTTCCGTTTACGAATACCACGTTTTGATGCCATTTGCACCTTCCTTTCGTGAAGAAGACGTTTCGTTCCCTCAGATAGTACGTCAAAAAAGTCTGGTTGTAAAGATTGAACAGAAATATTCTCGAAAGCCTGCCTTTCTCTCCCACCATGTTTTTTGCCGTAAGTCCTCTGCAAAACAAGCCTTGCAGAGATTGAGAGTCGAGTGATTTTACACGAAAAAAGGCTCGCCAATTGGCGAGCCTTTTTGTTGCATTTTGGGAGGAGTCTTTGATCTTACCTTTACTCTTGTCTTTGGCGATCAACATTCTCCTTGGGTCTTCTGACCACTTTTTTCAAACTTTTCCCCTGCCCTTCTGGATGTAGTCTTTCAATATTGGTGAATTGCACTGTTACTTTGTGTTCGAGATTTTCAGTCGAGTCGATGCCATAAGCGTTCTGTGTATTATTCATTGCACAAGTATGTTCAAACACATAGAGTCCTTCCATGACCAATATACACCTGTGTTTATTGTCTTCGTCTAAAAAGAATAACGTAACAACTTCATCTTCAGGCACTTCTAAAAGCCAGTCAATCCAATTGTATTGACCGTTTTCTATTGTGTTGAAAATCAATTCTTTGCGGCCCAGGTCAAGTATCAAGCCATGAACACTATCGCCCAAATATGGGTCTGATTTGAATACCAACTGAAATTTATTTGGCATCACTAGAGATGCCAGCTTTTCTGCTGATGGTGCCAATGCAGTTTGGATTGCCTTTCCTGCTGGCGAATCTGGTTCATCGGGAAGATTAAAAACGGCCATTAGCTGTATACCTGGAAAGAGTTTTTGTCAGACACGAACACGTTTTCGCCAAAGGCAAGTTCAAACCAAATATTGTAAATGCCTTCATCATATTCTTCCGTATCAAGGAAGAAATATGCGTAACCTTTTTCACGATAGTTCACAAGGGTCCGATCTTCTATCAGGCGTAGGTCTTGCTCTGCCGGGACACACTCCCCGCAGGCAAGTTCTATAGATACCCGTAAATCTGAGACTATGGCGAGATTTTCATAGTAGGGAAGAATCTCGGACCCTCGTGGAACATTCGGTACGACCTGGATCAGCAAATATCGCTTTGATCCTTTACGGACTTTATTGGGACGGAAGTTAAAATTAAAATCATATATTGGCGGGATTGGTGTTGTGAACCACAAATCAGAATAAATCTGAAAGTCGTTCGCAACCTGAGCAGTTGCACATTCGCCGTCCTCAAAGACAACAGACCAAACGTCTCTATATGAGCCGATTGTATACAACGGGTTTGAAACCGTTAGCTGTAACAAATATTGACCTGTTGCTTCTTGTACGACATCTGTGCCGAGAACGGTTTGAACCAATCTCATTCCTTGAGGATTATCAGCAGACCTGAAGGTATCGTCATAAGTGTAAATTTCCACTTTCTCGATAGATTGCACGTCTCTTCGGTTGTTGCTGTTGTAAGTAAACAACCGAAGATTTACTGAGTCACCGCAAGTAGGATTTTGGTATCGTTCTTTTGTTGCCATTTTTTATCGCCTTGACTTTGATTGAGACTGCGCCTTTCTGCGTGAGGCTTCCATTGCCTCGTTTTCTTTTTCTTTTTGCTCGATAAAGCGTTCGATCATCCATTTTCGCAGATTGATCGGCAGACTCATTGACCCTGACATAGCTAAGTGTAAGTGATATTGGAAGAAGAATATTTCTTCCGCTAGTCCCTTCCACATTTCTATGCTTGGGTCTTGTTTTTCTTCCGTCGAGGGAAGAAAAAATTGGCCTCCAGTGGAAGATCAACTTCAAAGTCCTGTAGACAGCTAGGGCAAACAATTTCTACATTTGTATCAACGCCAAATGGTGGCTCGTTGATACAGTTGCGTGCATACGATACGTCGCTGATCGGTAGATTCTTTAGAAGAATCTGAAGTTCGCCCTTATTGGTCAAGCCGTCGATATCATCAAGCAGCATAGACGTTCTGTAGATCAAAGTATCGTCAGCAGAGGCGTCACCGAAAGCCTTGATGCGGCGATCACGGTAATCCGTGATCTCTTGCTCATCTCGACCAGTTGAAAGCCGATATGAGAAAGGCAGCTTGGTTGTTGGCAATACATCTTGCAATTGTGGCCCATATGTTTCAGGACACGGTTCGACATATAGCGTATTGAGGTCAATTGTGGTTCCGAACTTCTTTTCACATTCAGGACACTTTACCTCAACATCGTAATTCGGTGAATACGAAATACCACGCAGGTAAATCAGCATGTAGGTCCGGTCGATGGTCAAGAGTTGTTCGGGACGGAACTGTTCCTTGAGGCATCGCTGGAAGATCATGTTGATGGCTTGTCCCTTACGAACGAATCGTGGGGTTGCCAGAATTTGTTCTTCTTCGCCCGTCATCGGACGAATAGAAACAACTCCGTTTGCGGGACCATCAGTGCCGTCGTAAAAACGACCCCTCGAAGGCAACTCAATCTCTTCATAAATTGTGGTCGAACCTTTCAGTCCTTCCAGCAATTCTTTCAAGTGGCCTGAGCTTGTCGATGCAGCGTCACGCTTCTTGGCGACTGGTGCTGCGGGTGCTGAACCTGGACCTTCTCCACCACCAGACATCTGGCCAAAGCCACGCTTCGGCTCATGACCGGATGTTTCTTGCTGAACTTTCTGCTGCGGGCCACCCTGAGCGGCTTTTAGTGCTTGCATGAATTCAGGCGGGGCGTTTTCCATCCCCTTAATATTGAAGTTGCCAGTTAGCTTAGGATTGTCATCTGATTGACTATCCTCTCCAGCCGCCTGTTGTCGCATCTTCTCTGCCATATTCAAAGCGGACATGCCGCCTTCATCTTCGCCCGTTACCTGATCTTCATCATCTGGCGGGTTTGGTCGTCTTGGACGAAAAGTATCATCAGCCATATTTGTCTCCTTGGATTACTAGCTTATAGCAAGTTCATCATCTTGGGGTTAACATAGTGTCATGGAAATAAATCTGCAAAATATCGAGGAACTAATTTTCTTCGACAAAAAGGCACACGCCTTGTTCCCCGAATTTCGCCATTTTTTGACCAATGGCAGTTGGGTCAACGCATTCCAGGAATGAAAACTCTTGGTCAACGCAGTGTATTGGAACTACTCAACTCGCTTGACGAAATTCGTATTCGCAAACTAGAAGAGTATTTCTCAGATACAATTCTAGTGGATAAAATTGACCACCGGCTAACCGCCTGTTGTGATTGGCAAATCGGTGAAGTTGATGAGCTTTGTAAGTTCACTGGCTACAGAGATTTTTGTATCCACACAGATAAAGATAGAATCCACGTCACATTTTGGCGGTGATTTTTTCTTCAAAACATAAATAAAGGGAATCTATGAATATTGAAACTTTGATTTTGTTCGCTTTGTCCAGTATTGGGTTAAGTCACATAATAGTTGATGGGTCCATTATGGAATGGTTCCGAAAACTTGTGAAGTCGATTACAGCCAAGATTGGACTGCCTAGCATGGGCGGTGTCGTAGACTGCTACTTGTGCTGTGGTACATGGTGCGGTTTCTTGATGGGCGCAATATGGATTTCACAAAATCCACTTCAGATTTTCGCTTGCGGGTGTGCAGGAGGATTTTTGGCAAATTTTGCTGCTGTAATCCTAAACTGGCTCGAAGCGGCAACTATTGTCAATTTGCCAAATGACGAGAACCATGAGTCTTAAAACATACCAATTCTTTTGTGACAACTGTGGCTACAAAAGAATCACCAAAGGCGACGACATCCAGGATTTAGTTAAAGTCAAGCAGGCTGCTATTCCTCGTGGATCGCCTTTCGTTGATCCTTTTACCAAAAAAGTAGTTATTCCGCCTTCTATGAACCGGGCTAAATCGTTTAAGTGTCCGGGTTGTGGATATGTGATTAAAGCAACCAAATTGACCTTAGTGGAGACAACACCAGATGAGCAGACCAATCGGACTAATGGACGTGAAACAGGCCCTACGGGACAAGCGCTTCCGGGAGAGCTTACCTAGTGATTTCCTGGAAGATATGCAGAAATACCTGCAAAACCCAGGATGTGCGTGCAATGTACCAATTTATAAAAAAATCATGATGCACGCCAAGCCTCAGCTTCAGGCTTACTACCCAAATAGATCGGTAGCTAATTTAGAAGAAGAGGCCAAAAAGCTGGCCGACAATAACTTCAGCGTTATAAACTGTCACATTGATCAACTAGAGGCACGACTTAGAAAGTTGCCTCCTGGACGCAAACAACTTGCTGTTGCCCGGTTTGAAGATACTGTTACGGTAGTTGTAAATGAATTAGATGTCATATATTGATGACTATATATTTGGGAGATCATTATGAGTAACGAATATAAAGACCTATACGAAACAGCACCCGTTGGTTTGTGGCGAACCAATATAGAAGATGGGCATTTCATTGATGCCAATGAAGCTGCCATAGGCATTTTGGGCTTTTCTGATTTCAATGATTTATCACAACACGTTGCGATTGATCTCTACGATGCAAAAGAAAGAGAAGAATTTGTTGAAGAACTTCGCCGACATGGTGAAGTGTCTGACTTTCAAGTCAATATGAAACGCAAAGATGGCAAAGAGATAACGGTTAGCTTGACTGCAAAATTCAATGAAGACAAAGGGTTTATCGAAGGAACCATTCGTGACATAACGGGAATCATAAGCATTGAGGCATCAATGATTATCCCTCATTTGGAAAAAATGTCTGAGTTGAAGCGTCACATTCTTGAAAAGATCAATGGGGATTGTTGTGATTCGCAGCCCTTGAGCCATAGAATCGCAAAGACTGCTTGATTTTATCGCAGCCCTCAATCATCTTCTGAGGGTATTCTTTGTATTTGGATATTTCTAATGGCCATCCATCATCTTTAAGTCGCTTGCTCCCTAAAATAATGGCGTTTTCATAAAAAGCCTTTGCTTTATCATAGTACTTAATGGCATAGTAGGCATCGCCCAACAAGCACCAAAACTCTGCCATCGTCGGCTTTTTTGCCAGACAAGGCAAAAGCGATTGTATTGCGTGTTGGTAATCTTTTTTAATGTAACAATTGACCATCGAGCAATAATAGTGCGTCATATAAACTGACATTGAATCAGATTTTTCTTGATGTAAATACAAGCCTGCCCAATTCAAAAACGCATCCCAATTCTTCCCACTTAAATGAGAGCAGGCAGTATAATAAATGGGTTCATTAGCCAAAGGGCAACGATCTCGCCACTTCTCGACAAGCTCTAAATACAGAATTGAATTATTGTTTGGACCCACAGCAATGTAGGCCGAAAGGTCTTTTGCGTCGTTGTAATTCAGTGTTTCAACTACCGGATTCTTAAACTTTAGTTCTGTGCTTTTGTGCCAAAGTCTGATTTGCTTGGTTATCACATCTCCTTGAATAATGCTCATTTTGTAGGCTGTTTGAGTCCCTACTATCGCTTGTTGGATTATTTCGTGTCCACCCAAGATGGTTTCCCACGGTTCGATGTGTAAGTTCCATTTGGAGTCTGAAAACTTCAACAAATGATTTCTTGCCTGCGATAGATCATTATTCAAAGAAATACGTTCTACGGTTGCCCCGTACTGTTTGCATTTACTTACAGTTTCATCTTTACACCCTAGATCGCCAACCAAGATGTGAGCGTTCAGCGGCAGCAAAGACTCCAGAGTATGCTCAACTGTTTCCTCGTTGTTCTTGATTATCAAGTGAATCGTCAAGGGTACTGACATCTTTTTTCTCGAACTTATTCTCTATTAAGTAACTGATGGCAGATACCTCATGTAGCATACCAGCGGTTTGGTAGTGATTCCGAAGTTCACGATAGAACTTCGGCACATTGGGTTTGTCCAATATGGCAAGTAGTATCTGATAGATTTCCATAAATGAAATAGAGCGACACAAGTGAAAAAGGATTTGGCCCCTCTTAGAAATGTTCCCCAATGGCAACAACCTTGGGAGGGCAACTGTACTAAGAAACCCTGTCAGTATCGTGTAACCGCAGTAGTGCCGGTTCTTGATACCTATGAACAACTAGAAATATGTGTACGCTTATTGCAAATGCAATCTGAACGACCATATGTATTGATTATCGACACCGGAAGCTCGCCAGAGCAATATGCTCAAATAGAGACTCTTCGTGACGAAGATGTGGAAGTACACGCCATCCGGTTAAATGGTGTGTTGCACCCCTCTGACTTCCCAGCTATGGCAATGGATATGGCTTTTAGCTTGTGCCGCACCGAACTTTTATTTGCCACTCACGCCGATGTATTTTTACGTCGGCGTGATTTTGTAGAACATCTCACAACTTTATGTCCAAGCAAATCTACTGTTGTCGGATACGAGATAAGCCCTCGATGTCATGCTGATTGGCACGGAATGGTTTCACACACGGCCAGCATGTATCACATGCCTACTATGGACCGAATTGGATTTGGTTGGAGCATGAGAAGATTATGTAACTATTATAACATTCACGACTACAGGCCCAATGTCACTCGTCCTCAATGGCCGGACACGGAGATATTGGGCAATTACATCTTGAGATCGTTTAAGATCAAACCACATTTGATTGGTAGCGAAAAGAACTTTGAAAGAAAGAAAGACGAAAACATAGACCATCTTCGTAGTTTTACATCAGGCAAATTATACAGCCCAGATTACTACGAGATTGTCAATAAATGGTATGAGGATGCCAAGATTGAAGCTATTGAAAGACTGAGAAGTTGGGAGCAAGCGAGCGAGAAATGATACTAGGCGCAGTATATAGATACCCCAATTTCTATATCACGGACCCCTTGCGGGGCCTCAAGGAGCTTGATGGCAACAACAGAATATCTAAACAATAAGACGTTCGAGAGTCTGATTGTGAAATTCCAACAAGCCAAGAAAGAACGTACCAAATACCAGATGTTCATGGATGACATTGCCGCAACCGAACAAAGAACGGCGAAGCGTGGTAAGTACCAGAAGCCTGCCGCATGGGTTACTATTGAAAAAACCTATCACGTTGTAGCTTTTGAGTTTTCTCAGGTACAGGATGAATTGGCAATAGCGTTTTATAAGCTATCACAGAATATTGTACGTTACGCAAAGTTCAATCTTATTGACCAAGACGACGCAGTGCAAGAAGGCGTCATGATTTGTTTCGAGAAGATTGATCGCTTTGACCCTAATAAGGGTAAGGCATTCAACTATATGACTACCTGCATATTAAACCACTTCCGACAACTGTACAGAACTGCCAGAAACTACAATGAGCTAAAGCGTAAGTATCTTGATTTCTTGCAGATACAAATGGACCAACAACTACCAGCATCGAAGGCAAAAAGTATATACAAAAGGCATAATCTTGCCAACGACTATTGATTCGTGGTTGTAAAGACCTAGAATTATTTAGGCAGACCAGGGTAAATACTGCCCTGGTCTTTTTTTCTTGGTTGTGAGGAATATGGCAAATTATAACAGTAATTCATTCGACCAGCTTGAAAATCAAGAATTGATTCAAAAGCTGATCGACAGTGGTTATGGCAATCTTGTTGATGCGTTTCTACTAAATGACGGAAAAGTATACACAAAAAAAGGCAGACTCAACAAAAGTGGAGCCTGCCGGGTTCTTAAATGTAAACCTAAAGAGCTTGAAGACTCAATAAAAGCCTGTCAAGAACTCTTGAAAAAAGAAATGAGCGAAGAACTTGAAGATGAAGAAGAAGAAAATAGCGAAGACTAATTTTCGATATACGCTCTGTCGTATCTAAGGGTTAATTCACAAGTAATTAGTTCGCTGGTGGACATATCTAGGTCGCCAAACTCTACTGCCTGTGGCCAAACCGTCTCAAAAATCCAAGTCTCAATCTTTGTTCCGCATCCATCGTAAAGTTCTAACGTGGCCTTTCGCTTTTTGAATCCATTACAGGATGGACGGTATTTGCTTTTGGATCGAGGATCATAAAGCTCGGAAAGCCACTCGAACACAGGATTCAGAGAGTTTTTCTTCAGATCGTACAAAGTCAGTGTGATGGGTTTCCATTCAGGTTTGCCTGGATAATACACTGTTTCGTTCAAGTGTTGAACTTCTATTTCCTTAAAGGACAATGAAGGACGTGCAGCTTTAGATGGAGGCAAAGAACTTACTCCATCTGCACTCACGTCTTCAATTTTGAACAACCAACGATTTTTTCTTTTGAAGCAAGCATTTGGGTCTTCTAACCCAAAGTCGAACCCCATGTTTCTTCCATTACCAGTGCTTGGCATAATTTACCTCAGAAAGACACCCAATGAGATGGCACATCCCTACGGACAAGACCTTGTACCTCAAACGCCCATCGAAATTTGCGTTTGAATACAAGGTCTGCGTCCGCAAGATGTCCAAACCCCACATCCTGACCATTACCTGATCTTGGCATGGGTTTATCTTATTTTTTGTAGGGTAATTAGCAACCTGCACAGCAAGGATTGATGCGGCCACCGCAAAGTGGGATGTACTCCACTTCGCTGTAGCGAAGCGTCAATTCAACTGTTACTTCTTCTGAGGAAGAATAGTCCAGTACGCCAAAGTTAATCGCCTGTGGCCACATATGACTTAGGTTCCATTGTTCCATAGCAACACCGCAACCATCAAACAGCATCAGTGTACCGTCTGCGGAATAACCCTTTGAGCCTGGACCGGCTCCTCTCTTCGAGGACTGGTGCAAACCGATTGGATCGGTGAAGTTGTAGTTCGTTGCGAGCCAACTGAACAAACCTGTGATTCCATTACCGCCGTTACCAATGTCATAGTAGGTAACAGTAATGGTTTCCCAAGAACCCTTTCCTGGAATCCACATCTTGCCGTGCAAGAAGTTGATTTCCGTCTCTTCAATCGTTAGGTTAGGCCGTGAAGCCAACTTTACGAAGTGAGCAGGAATCACATATCCGCAATACGGCTGGACTTCAAATGTCCATCTATATTTTCTTTTGAAGACTAAATCGGGACCGGCCAATTGGCCCAATCCCATATCACGTCCCGAACCTGATCTTGCCATAATTATCTCCTTGTGGTCTACTCTCTATCTGAGCCAGTTTGTTAGAAGGTATCTGCGTTCTCTGTGAAGCTACCCGTTCTGTGAATCGAGAACTCGATGAAGATGAATTCAGCGGCTCTCGTTGGCTGTACGCCAATCTGCGCCCGGAACTCATTACGGTCGATTACATCAGGAGTGTTCAATTCAGCGTCGGCCTTGATGATGAAGTCGGTAACGCCCCGACCTACCTGAACCTCACGCAAAATCTGCGAAGCGATGCTTACAAACTTGCGCTGGAACGTCTCGTCGTTTGGATCGAATAGAAGCTGACGGCTCGCAGAGCGAATTCGCTTCTCTAGGTAAAACATCAATCGACGCACGTTAACACGATCCAAAGCTGTTGGTCGGCGTTGCAGAGTCTTTTGACCCCAAACCAAGAAGCCATCAACATCATTGAAGTGAACGATTGGATTGATGCAGTTACGGTTTCCATACATCAAGTCACGCTCGGCAAGCGTCGGACGGTTGTAAACGTCGGTGATCGCCGGAACGACACCACGGTTCGCCCCAGCCGGAGCAAACCAAGGAGCAGACAAGAAATCGCTTCGAGCGATAACTGCCATAATTGAACCGCTAGGTGGCACCCATACGTCAACCCGGTTGAAGTTGTCACGAATCTTAACCCAAGGCCAGTACAAAGCACCGAAGTCCGAGTCAAAACGTGTGAGGTTCAATGGGTGAGTTCCGTTTTGCCATGCTACAATTTCGCCAACCGTCAGACCGAATGGAGGATCGATGATCGCCAAGCAGTCCATGCGGGTGTTCTGGCAGAAGTCCAACAGGGCTGTTACAACGCTAGTGCTGGAGTGACCAGGAGCAGCGATGAGGTCAATGTCAATCTGTTCTGGCTCGGACATGGTATACATGCCGGTGTAGCCAATCTGATTGCCAATAATCAAAGCGTCTTGAGCATCTGGATCAGAAGGAATACCGTCTGATCCACCTAATAGGCCATAAGTACCGTCCAAAGGACCAGCACCTTCGCTAGTGTTGTCATTGATTCGGATAAAGTCCGAAACCAAAGCCATGTAGGTTTCAACATAGAACCGACTTGTCTGGTTCTTTGTCAAGTTGCCCCATGCTTCTACCGATACGCCGTTATTGAAGACTTCGATAATGAAGTGGTCTTCACGAACGTCGTTTGTGATTCTTACTTGTGTCTGATTGCCTTCGATGCCAGGACTGTCAGCATTGATGGTGAACGAGATGCTGCCGCTGTTGTTCACAGCACCAGTTACGATACCGTATGTTGCGATACCGACCGCACCAGTGACACCTTCTGGGCTATCGCCAGCGTGTGTGGATGTGTTGAGTCCGAATAATGCTTCTGCTGTGCTGTCTGGCTTAATACGAAGACGAGCGTCGTTTCCAGCGTGATTGGTGTTGAACTGTACGTTGTTTCCAACAGCTACAGCCGTCCATCCACCTGGGAGTGTTCCACCATTCTCTATTTTTTCTGCATTGATTGCAGTGATAACGTCTGCAATAACATTTGAGGAGCCTTCGAGAGCAGATAGGTCAATTACTTGAACAATACCGTCGATCAACACATTGTCTGTGCCGTCTAAGACGATTTGAATATTTAGACCAGTCAAACCTGTGAAGTCATAGGTGCCAGGAGTCTGATAGCCTACGTTCGGGTACATGGCGGTTGTGCCAGTGACCGTCGCCTGAGTCATACCAGTTCCAAGTCCAGTTGGATTTCCATTCAAAACGGTATTGCCATAGATGGAATTCTGAACAGAAACCAATTCTAATGAAGCGTCAGGACCGTATGCCCAAGTAGTTTTTACACCAATTGTGCCGGTTCCAGTCTTGTACAACTGAATTCCATCGTTCTCAAAGTCGAGTTGTGCATTCAAGTCGTCAACAACTTCTTGAACTAGGTAAGTTCCTGCCAACACAACCAGTGTCTTGGCAGATAGATTACCATTCAGTCTCCAACGGAAGAATGAGTCTACGTCAAACGTATATGACCCGCCAGCCCCGGTGTAAGCTGATTCAATCTTCACCAATGTACCGGCAGCAGGGACATCAACCGTAGCTGATGATGCCTGCTCGTCGCTAACTGGATCAGTATCAGCAACTCGAACGACGAATAGCTCATTGGCAACAAGCAAATATTGCTCGGCTGCGTAAATGAGGAATGGATCGCCAACGTCCGGGTGCGGATTGCCAAATGTAACGTGCAATTGACGGTTTGTTGCAATTAGAGTCGGTAAATTTATCGGACCCTTAGATGCAAAACCGACCAAGCCCGCACGGTGGAAGGACTGGTCAGGAGCAATGTAGCTCAAGTCTTTCTCAGTGATTCTAACACTTGGGCTAATAGTGTTAGAAGGCGGGAACCCCTGTAGAATCGCCATAGTCTTATTCTCCCTTTCTTAACTTGTTTGGTATGTACCTTGTGGAAATCAATCCATCCTTTTCTGCTCTATCTATGTATTCAGTTGCTCTTTCATCTTCGAGAAAATAAATATTTTTTCCGCAACCTATTCCTGGTACATTCAATACCGTGAAAGAGCGTGGGGCCGTCCTCGACCTTATGACTAATTGAACTGGAAATTTCTGTTTGTTTTTTATCTCTAACATTCTAATTCCTTGACAGATTCTTCTATTCTCGCCATAACCTCAGTGATTTCTTCCTCGGTCATACCGTCAACAAAGTCAATCTTCATTTTTAGGACTGCCTTCTTGCGTTCAATCGGTTGAGGTATATAGGTCTGAGCCGTCATATTAAATTCGTATTTAATTACTCGAATTGCTTGATCGCCCGGTTCAACTTCCAGGTTATTAGCAATAGAGTCCAGCTTGATCATGACCTCCCAAGGGACACCTGTTACTCGTATGTATGCCGCATGACTAAATTTTGTGAGAATTTGTTCTACTATCTGGTTCATATCTTCACGATACATAGTCCATGCCGTGACCGAATATCCAATATTTATTGGAACGCCTCTTGCTAAACCAAATACTGTATCTTTGTTGTACTTTTCACTAATCGCCAAACCTGGACGGTCATTGTTGCTGTTGCGAAACAGATTGATTGCTTTGTGATAGGTGTATCTATCAAGGTCGTAATCAATTTGTGTTTGAGTCAAAGCCAGCAATGGCAACTTCAGTCGATCAACAACCAACGTCTCGTCTTTGTGAACATTATCTTGTACGATTGCGGCTACAGCTTTTTCTGGTGGACCGAGCATCACGGGAATTGGCCATGCCTTGCCATCTTCATCAATCACAACAATGTTGTTAAACATATCCAGCATGGCTTCATCTGTGCCACGAATTGATTTAGAATATCTGTAGAGGACATTTCGCTCTGGATTCTCCAAGTCGTTAATAATGAAGCCACGCTGCATCGGGTCGCAATCAACTCTGGCCCCGAAGCCGGTCTTCTTCATTGTTTCGTCTTTGAGGAAATTCAAACTGTCGTCATTGATTCCTCTTCGATTATCTGCATCCCGTTCTGGGTCTTTACCACAGTACGGAGGAGAAGGATCGAGATTTACGTCTGCGGGAATTCCTGGAACTGCGCAATTGTTCAAATTCCTCTGCTGGTGATTTGGATTATTTGTGCTGCTCATTTCTTTCTCCTACAATTAGGTATTCAAGTAAGGACCAAAATGGATAAGCTAGAAATCAAATATCGGACATGGTACAAAGGTGTTCCTCCTCGACCAATAAAACTTCAAATTCCCGGTTGGGCTGGTGATCCCAACGATCATTCAAATGGTGACAAACCACAGCCTTGGCATTGTCCTCCATTTGTCGATGGGGCTACCTATGGGCTGGAACTCTGTTACCCATTTGAAACAGAGTGTCGAGTCAACATGGTTGACGGGCAAGTTGTGTTCAATGGTGATTTCAGCGAAGAACAGAAAGAATGTCCTGATGTTTCTTTGCCTCCCTTCATGTGTTTCGCTCCAGGACATTTTGGCATGACATCGGCTCTTGATATTAAAGTGCCGTCTGGGTACGTTCTTAGAACAGAATGTCACCCAAGGTACTACACTGATACCACATACACAGTTCCTTGTTGTTTGCCGGGTCATCTTCAGACTGAATGGTGGCCAAAAATCTTCTTCGTGGTATTTAAGAATCCAATGCCTGGGCAAACTCTAATCTTCAGGAAGGGTGAGCCATATGGTCAGGCTCTTGTGATTCCAAAGAAAGTTAGCTATGACATCAAAGAAATGACCGTAGCTGAAATGTCTCAACGAGTATCTACGGACGACAAACTTAGTAAATACTGCAAGAGATTTGTCAACAATGATTGGCATGACCACTTAGGTCACAATTTTGATGACAAATACAAAGTGCTAAGTGCCGTTTTTACCAAAAAAGGATCGAAAGGCGTTCAAGAGTTCATTGAAGCTGTGGCACTCAAGATTGAAAACAAAAAGAAATTCCGTGGCAAATTGGTCATGAAGAGGAAAGATGAAGGCATTCAAGATAAAAAGGAAAAGTTATAGACAGCCAGTGTTTATCATTGGCCCGCCTATAACTTCTTTCCCTAAACCTAAATTACCACAAATATTATTCAGCACCATTCATCGGCCAGCTTTGTTCAAGCCTCAACCTACCTTTGAGGTTGTTGTGGTTGACCGGGCTGACCAGCCGGTGGTTGAGCCTGCGGCTGAGCCTGCGGCTGAGCCTGCGGCTGTCCTGGACTTGGAGAAGCCGGAGCTTGCGGCGATGCTGGACTTTGTTGCGGGGAACCTCCAGGCTGGATTCCAGCGGCTTTCTGGAATTGTTGAAATGCCTGCTGAATTTTCTGATCTTTAATTCCAGAAATAGTCTGAAATGCCTGAGCTACTTTAGGGTCCGACATTGGATTTGGTGGTACTGGAGGGGCTGTCTGTCCTCCTTGAATCGGAGCAGCAGGAGCATTCGGTTGACCCGGAGCAGGTTGACCCGGAGCAGGTTGACCCGGAGCAGGTTGACCCGGAGCAGGTTGACCCGGAGCAG